CGTTCGCTATTTCTTACTTGAAGAATAAGGAATGCCTCAGCTAAACGCTTTTCAATTGTTTGGATCATTTGATAAGCAGTGTTGAAGTCAGCTGACTTACCAACATTGATGACTCCAATATCATCTGGCCTTCCTTGTATAATTGCACCGTTACCTGCCTTGGCAAGAGTAGAAGGTTTAGTTGTACTAGAAGGTGAAACAACAAATACAACTTTAGCAGCTGCAGCTGAGCCTTCAATAATTGCTTGAGATAAAGCATCTAGTGATTTAAGATCACCAATAAACTCTTCTACTCTACCTCTACCGTAGGCTTCATTATCTACAGTATTAAACCTAAGTGCTAGCCAAGGATTAGTGTCAAGCGGTGACTTACCTTGAGACTTAGGAATGATCTTCCCGTACACCTCTTGGTGCCAAATAAATCTATTGTTGTCACGTTTAACATGTGTATAAACATCGCACTGATTGGTTTGACCAGTACCAGCGTATGTTTCATCTGTCTTATCGTAAACACTTTTAAGGTCAGGGACCAGTGCTTCAATAATTTTTTTGTTGATGCGTTCTTTAGTTACAATCTCAATTACATTACCGAGGCCATCTCTATCTACAACATACCGATTCAAAGGATACAACTTGAGCTTGTCCTTTGCCATGTAAATCAATGCGTTACCACTGACAACTAAATGCTTTAGTGCTTGATGAACAACAACGCGATCGTCTGAAGCTGCAATAGCTTCCATCATGGTGCGTTCAATTTTAGAAAAAGAAAGGTCAAGTTCAGAACGAACTTCAGGATCAATCTCTTCATTCAAGAAACTAGCTTCATCTAGTTGTAGCTTAAAAAAGCTTGTTTGTGGAGGGAGTAACGCAAGCATCAACTTTGATGCCAGCGTCACAACTCCTTTACTTCCTACGCTTTGATATGGATTGACTAACACTTTATGAGAACCATTGTCCTCATCTTGTTTAATCAAATATGGTAAGGTTAATTTAGATGCATCTATTGCGGATTGTAGAAACTGGTTACGGTCAGAACTGAGAGCTTCGTATCGTTGTTGGGCTGTCATGTTATGAGGCAGTTATGCTACTGTTTGAAATACCTAGAATATTAAGTCCTCTTTTTTTACGTGTTACTTTCTTAGCAGGGTTTGGTGTATAAGATTTTGTAAGTTTAGAACCTACAGAATCTGCAGTTGGTTTCTTTTTAATTCCAGACAAGCTGCTACGAACATTATCTAATGACCTTCCATACTTAGTAGGTATCTTATCAAAATCAGGAGTAGGATCTTTCTCCAAAGAAGCAGCAGTACCACCTTTGCGCTTGTAACGTTCTAAGGTACTACTTTTAATATCACTTAAGAATTTACTGCGTTGAAAGTTACCTTTCTCATTTTCATATTTTTTAAGGAATCCAGTGTTACTAGTATTAATTTTTAAGCGCTTAGGTCCAGAATATTGCTTCTTAAGTTCGTTCCAGTTCTTTTTAACTGCTGCTTCAACTTCGCCAGGTTCCCATTTTTTAAATTTGTTTGGCTCCGTATCGTTGGTCGGGTTAATAGTTGTTCCAAATTCATTATCTTTAGGCTTACCTTTAGGCTTATCTTTCTTTGACTTATCAGGAGGCGTATTGCTATTAATGCCTTTTAATTTCTTACCCTTATTTTTATCTTTATTATTACTGTGGCCTCTTGCTTTTCTAGCTAGTGCGCGTACTTTTTTTGGTGCCTTTACATCCTTGTCTTTGACAAGATTTGTTATTGTCTTAGAATTAACAGTGCCTACACTGCGTCTAGAAATTTGCCTAATTTCTTTGCCAGTAACTTCGCCATCTTTAGCGGCTTGTTTAACCGCCCTTGCAACTTGTTTTGGCTTTGATAATTTGTTACGTGCTTTTTTGTTCTTTTTTTTAGCCATTAGTTTCCATCCGGTTAATTAACCACTCAACAACTGAACGTTGACCAGAGCGGTACATGATCTTTTCAATAGAGTCATCAGGAGAAGGGGTGATAGGTGGGTACATCGTCTCCATTTCATGAAGGACTGCTCGCGCTTCCATTCCAAAGATCTCAAGCGTATTGGGGGAGATTTCTTGCATCATGTTCAAAGAAGGCAGGCATTCTGGCAGAGCGTGTAAATGATAGTTCTGGGGCTTTACCCTGATACATCAGGTTGTCACTAGAATCTAACCAAGTTTGTTTGTTTAAGGTTCTATCGGTGCTGACACCTAGTGGTTGCATCACCCAGTTAATCGTGGCCAGGCGGAGCTTATCAAGACTAGGACTGATATCAAGCCCCAACTCCCGACAAACAAGACTATTGGTAGCAACGTGAATTTGTTCATCTCTACTTATGTCAGCACTTACTGTTCGCATACCAGCTGTACCATTAGCGCGGAAGAATGGTAAAAGAACGAAGAAAATTGAACGCTCGGCAACCATTGCTTTTGCGATCGTGTGATCAGGATGCGAAATCCAAGCATCTCGTAACCGTAGCGCTTCAGCTTCAGCTTTCTCATCCACCCCGTAAGCTTTGGCGACGAAGCCAAGAGCCAAGTCGTGGTTAATCTCGTCCCTGACATTGGATTCGAGTAGTTCCCGTGCCACGTCTGGAACTTCATTGGAAAGTGCATCAGTTATAAAATCTCCCACAGGTACTTCCAAATTCCTTAAGGCAAGCGCACGGAATATTGTCTCCTCCGTGCCCTCCTTGCATGTACCAGCAGTCATCGGTACTGGTGTCCATTTTCGTTTTCTGTTTAATAGTTTCTGATAAGGGTTCATTCTTGGCAATCACATTGAGGTTCATTTAATAGTTGCTCCAAGTAATCGTTAACATCAGTTTCATCTAAAGCGGCATACGCGCTTGACTTATCCTGTACGTCGCCCATAACTTGAAGGCTGTAGTAAAGGGAAGTCTGGGGCGATTCAAGCCACTCTTCAATGAAATTCTCATCCATGGTGACTAAATCAGCCCACCAATTTAGAGAATAACCGTGCAGAAGTCCAGTCTTATCCAATAAAATCATTATATTATTTGCAACTTTGATGAAGTTATCCCATCCTACTTCGGATGCAATTTCTACTTCACCATAGTTGTATGTCTGTACTCCAAAGGTGCCACTGTCACGATCGACAGTACGTGCAATTGGAGGAGCAATCTCAGGCGTTGATGTGTAACCATCAAGATCCTTTGAACGATAGCTGCAAGACGCTGTAGGAGCGATAGCAAAAGCTCGCACCATATTGTGTTCCCTAGCGATGGTTGCTGCCTGGTCGATACCAGTAGCAAGTTGACAAGCCAACTCGTAGGCAGGTGAAGCTTTTACTTCGCCTTTGTTATATGACTCAAGAGCATTACCAAATTGCTGGTAGGTCACTCCGTATCGTCGTAGTAGGTTTGCAAGTCCAAGCATCCCAAGACCAACTTGACGGTCGGTTTCAGGTGGCAGATACTCTCCGGTATTGCCTACACCAGTGTGTGGATGCAGGTCACATAAACCTTGCATACCTTCAACAAAAGCTTGAGGGATTGAATCAAACTCACAGGCTGCTAAATTCACATGTTGAAGTAAACAAGTGCCTCGGGACTTGAGAAATACTTCAAGGCATACATTACCAAAAATTCTTTGCCCTTCATTATCATACTTAACTTTAACAAGCCAGATATCACCACGTCTCATTCCGAGAAGTAGCTTGGCTTTCATCTCAATGTCAAGCGCATCCCACCATTCTTGTGTAATGTTGACACAACGTTTAGCCCAAGGAAGTTGATCTCGTGGAGCTTCGATGAAGTCTTGAAGATCAGCACTATTAGCGTCTAAATGCAACACTATGGCACCATTTTTCCACAAACCACCTCTTCGGAGAGTTTGGTTAAGAGTCGAATAGATTCGTCCAAATGATACAACACCACTCGCAGTGACCCCTGATTTTCTCTTGTGGTCTCTTGGGTCAAGTTGTGATAAGTGGATTGCAACTCCTGCTCCAAGGCGTAAAGCTGTGCTGCAAAATTTCCAAGACGCTTCAATTCCATTGGGGCCTGATAATTCATTTTCAACGTTCATTACCGTGCACGACACGGGGAGACGGCCTGATGGATCATCCATCCATGCCTGAACTCGTCCAGTTCTAGAAATTAATTGACTCATTTAACAAGATCTTTTAGATTAGGTGGTTGATAGTTTGGTCCTTTCATAATCTTTCCGTCGGACCTGCGGATAGGTTTGTTATCCAGACCAAGCTTTGATAGGTTTGATTTATGTACACGATCTAGTGCTTCTTCTAGATCCCATTCCATATTTTCTGAATACTGAAAGCAGACATAAACAAGATCAGCTAGTTCCTTTAACTCAGCTTCGTAACCTTCTTCAGTAGCTGCATACATAAACTCTTTGAACTCTTCAACGATCAAATCCCGTTGCATAGTCCGGCTCACCGTGGAGTTCTGGATTCCATAGGCTGTCCGAAACTCTGCCGCCTGGTCCGCGAGACTTAAGCTGCGGCAATGTGTATTGTAATTCATTCGTAAGATAGTGGATAGCTTTTTTAAGGTCTTGCCTTTTAGTCGAAGCATCTTTGTGACCGGCTCGGCACACATACTTAACAACATTACCTAAGTGATAATTTAATTCTTGATCACGTATGAAATCCCATACTTCTATTGATCCTCGGGTGTAGTAGGTGGGTGAAGAATCGGCCATTGTTTAACTAGGTTAGAGAGAGAATTAGAAAGAACAAAACATTGCTTTTGCAACGCCATAAACAAGATGATGATGTCTGCTTTGTCTGCTGCTGGTAGTAGGTCATCCATCCTCCGCAGTTTGAACTCCTGCTCCATCGTCAATTCTGTAATCGGCGGCGGGGGTCCAAGGGATAACTGCTTTTTTTTCTTCGTCATAATCAGTACATGTAAGGATGCGAGCAAGACGTGCATTCATAAGAGCATCGTCTTCTGTCATGTCTTTATCTTCAAAAGCTTTGACGACTGTCTTCCAGCTGTAGCCATGCTCATCCATTAAAGACACAGCACGTTTGATTCCAATGCCAGGAACGCCGCTGTAGCCATCAGTTTGGTCGCCAGCCATTGCCTGAATTAAGTGCCACTTAGCACCTTCAGTCGGTGTGATCATCATGGTTTCGTCCATGTTGTACAACCGACCAGGGATTTGACGTAAGTCTTTGTCAGGACTGACAACTATGTTGCCAGGGTTGGCTGTTGCATAAATACCCATGCCATCATCAGCCTCTAGTTCAGGATAGGTAATGACTTCATATTCATTTGCAAGTGCATTAATTACGCGGCGGTAACCACAGGGCTTTTTACGATTTCGATGACCCTTATAATCGGGATAAATTTTCTTCCTAAAATTCCTTGAGTCACTAAAAAACAAGATTGGTTCAGGTAGATCCCAAAGGAAATTATTGCGGATATTACTTAAAGCTTTAGTTACTTGGTAGTATGCATCGCTGAACTTACTGGTTACAACAATAACGTCATTACCGTAGTCAGCTTCGTTTTCACAAGCTGCACACGATTTATAGACAATAAAGTCAGCATCAATTAGTAGTTTCATCAGTGCACCTCCGCCCAGCTTGCCCCAATCTTTGCTTCGGCTGCGATTGGGATCCTGAGTTTGTAGTATTCGCCAGCTTCTGCAGCGCTAAGTACCAGGGATGCTGATAAATCCGCTGCTTCGTTTTCTGGACATTCAAATTGTAATTCGTCATGTATAAATGCGAGTTGAGAAGCACTCAACCCAAGTTGT